GTATCTCATCGAGAACAATCACTGGAGCCCGTTCGAGATGGTCTCTGTGACCATGGAGATCGTGACCACACGCGACATAGCTCGCCAGATCCTCAGACACCGATCATTCTCCTTCCAGGAATTCTCCCAGCGATACGCTGTTGCTAAGAACTTCGTAGTGAGGGAAGCTCGTCTACAAGACAAGAAGAATCGTCAGAACTCTATCTTCATCGATAGAGACGACGAAGACCAAGTCCGGCTCGCTGAGGACTTCCGTATGAAGCAAATTGCTCTGCGGTGGCAGATCGAGGAGTTCTATGACTGGGCTCTCGAGGCCGGCGTCGCAAAGGAACAGGCACGAGTCATCCTACCAGAAGGTCTCACAGAGTCAACCATGTACATGGCAGGCACTCTCCGTTCCTGGCTCCACTACATCATGCTCCGCGCAGACGACGCCACCCAGTATGAACATCGCTTGATCGCCCTTGGGGCCCTGCAGGTGATCCTAGCTGAATTCCCATCCCTCAGAGGTTACCTATCCGATGTCGTCCATTAGCATACAACTGATTCCAATGCTCCCGACACCTATCTTTGGCGATCCTTACGATGAGGTCGAGACGTATAACGTAACTACTGATGCTACTGAATGGGCTGTCCTTAACTCGCAGTACGCAGATTTCCTGAACGAAGGATCTTTTCACAAATCATTCGCCCACCCAGGAGTTATCGACATATCCAAAGGATCCCCACTCTACCTTGGCGGACCCGTAGCGTTACTCGAAGGCGCTGTACTAGAGCCCAGAACTACAAAAATGACGCGAGAAGAGTTAGCGGCCATGGACTGGGACGGCATCGCTCTGCTCCACGTCTTTTACTTCGAGGCACATCCTGACGAACAACACGTAAGGATGTGTCGATTTGATAAGTCCAAACAACACCTATCCACACAGAAGAAAGATACCCAATAATGAGCATTAGCGTAACGAAGCGGGACGGATCCAAAGAACCGCTGGACATCGACAAGATCCACAAAGTTGTAGAGTGGGCATGCGAAGGCCGAACCAACGTATCCGTCTCCGAGATCGAGTTGCGCTCGCACATCCAGTTCTACAACAACATCAAATCAACGGACATACACGAGACTCTGATCAAGGCAACGGCCGATCTGATCTCAGAGACAGCTCCTGACTATCAGTACGTTGCAGGGGCACTGGTCAACTACCATCTGCGCAAGCAAGTGTACGGTCACTATGAGCCAGACCCTCTGCATAGCCACTACAAGCGCATTCTGGCCAAGGGCGTATACGACAAGAACCTGTCAGAAGCCTACACCGATGCAGAGTGGAGTGAGCTCGGTGACTACATCGACCACGAACGAGACTACAACCTGACATACACTGCAATGGAGCAGATGCGCGGCAAGTACCTCGTGAAGAATCGCTCCACCAAGAAATTCCACGAGACGCCACAGATTGCCTTCATGCTGATCGCTATGTCTCTTTTTCATAAATATGACAAATCGATCCGCATGCAATGGGTAAAGGACCTCTATGATGCTCTCTCTAATTTTGACATCAGTCTTCCTACTCCTATTATGGCAGGCGTCCGTACACCTGACCGTCAGTTCAGTTCCTGTACTCTTATCGAAACTGCAGACGACCTCGACTCTATTATTGCAACGACTGGGTCGGTTGTTAAATATGTTTCCCAAAAAGCTGGGATCGGCCTTGGGGCTGGTGCTCTTCGTGCTCTGGGTTCTCCTGTTCGGAACGGTGCTGCTACTACTACTGGCGTTGTTCCTTTCTTTAAGCTTCTGCAATCTGCTACTAGTAGCTGTAGCCAAGGCAGCATCCGAAGTGGGAAAGCAACTCTCCACTATCCCCTTTGGCACCTGGAGTTCGAAGAACTAATCGTTCTCAAGAACAATGCTGGTATCGAAGACAACCGGATCCGCCAACTAGACTATAGCGTCCAGTTCAACAAGGTGATGTACGAACGCCTGCTATCTGGCGGCAACATCACGTTCTTCTCCCCCTCGGACGTCCCAGGCCTCTACGATGCCTTCTACAACGACGTTGACCTCTTCCGCGAACTGTACGAGAAGTATGAGCGGACGAACAAGATCCGCAAGAAGTCGATGCCAGCCGTCGATGTGTTCCGCATGTTCATGAAGGAACGCAAAGACACAGGCCGCATCTACCTGCAGAACGTCGACCACTGCAATGACCACGGATCCTTCCTGAAGGACCTGGCCACCATTCGCATGTCGAACCTCTGCCAGGAGATCACTCTCCCGACCAAGCCGCTGATGGACCTCAACGATGCCGATGGTGAGATTGCTCTCTGCATCCTCGCCGCCATCAACTGGGGCAAGATCAGGAAGCCGTCTGACTTCGAGAAGCCATGTACGCTAGTTGTGCGTGCCCTGGACGCTCTGATTGACTTCCAGGCGTATCCAGTGCCTGCAGCCAAGAACGCAACCCTACACAGACGCCCAATCGGCGTAGGGGTAATCAACCTGGCATACTGGCTCGCCAAGAACGGGACCAACTACTCCAATCCCGATCTGGACATCATCCACAAGTATGCAGAGTCATGGTCGTACTACCTGATCAAGGCCTCCGTCGACCTTGCCGAGGAATTTGGAGCCTGTCCATGGTCCGATCAGACGAAGTACAGCAAGGGCATCCTACCGATCGATACGTACAAGAAGGAAGTTGACGAACTCGTCAAGCCACTGTACTATTGCGACTGGGAGACGTTGAGAGCCCGCCTGATCAAGTTCGGGATTCGGAACTCTACTCTGATGGCTCTGATGCCTTCTGAGACCTCGTCTCAGATCTCAAACTCCACAAATGGTATCGAGCCTCCTAGGGCTCTGGTGTCTATCAAGCAATCGAAGGACGGCGTGCCGCCTCAGGTTGTTCCGGAGATCGGCAACCGCAAGGTGAAGTATGAGCTGCTGTGGGATCAGGTGTCTCCGCAAGGATACCTCTCGATCGTAGCAGTGCTACAGAAGTTTATCGATCAGTCGATCTCCACTAACACATCGTACAACCCTAAGTTCTTCCCCGATGAGGAGATTCCGCTGTCAGTACTGCTGGGGGACATGCTGTACGCCTACAAGCACGGCATCAAAACCCTTTACTACTTCAACACGAATGACAGCGCCAGCGACGAAGCTGACGAGGAAGACTGCGAGGCCTGCAAAATCTAATGTTCAAATTCAACGAAAAGTCCCACCTTGAGCAGCCGATGTTTTTCGGCGACAAGGTGGACATCGCTCGCTACGACCGGGTCAAGTACCCCAAGATCGACAAACTGACAACCAAGCAGCAGGGCCAATACTGGCGTCCGATGGAGGTCGAGGTAGGCATTGACTCCAAGGATTTCAAAGTCAATCTGGTCGGTGGTGAGCAGCGCATCTTCACGTACAACCTGCAGCGACAAATCCTCCTGGACACGTTCCAGGGGCGGGAGCCTGCTCTGGCATTCCTGCCAATCGCTTCGCTGCCCGAGCTCGAGACGTTCATCATCGCATGGACCTTTTTCGAGACGATCCACAGCCAGTCGTACACACACATCATCAGGAACATCTACCCAGATCCAAGCGTCGTGTTCGATGGCATGGCCGACATTGCGCCCATCGTAGACTGCGCCAAGGACATCGCCAAGTACTATGACGACCTGATAGCTATGAACAGCCACCCTACCCTTTGGGGTTCGTATGCTCACAAGAAGGCCCTATGGATGTGCCTGAACGCTGTGAACGCCCTTGAAGGCATTCGGTTCTATGTCTCTTTTGCCTGCTCGTGGAATTTCGCAGAGCAGAAGAAGATGGAAGGCAACGCCAAGATCATTAAGCTGATCGCCCGCGACGAGAATGTTCACCTGCTCTTCACGCAGCTGGTCATTAAGCTCCTTCCGAAGGACGATCCCGACTTCATTCAGATCAAGGAAGAGTGCGCCTACGACGTGTCGCAGATGTTCTATGACGTCATCAACCAAGAGAAGGACTGGGCCAAATTCCTCTTTGAGGAAGGCTCCATGATCGGACTTAACGAAAGACTCCTGTGCGACTATGTTGACTTTATTGGAAGTCGGCGTATGATCGCGGTAGGTGTAGAGCCATTCACTCGCCCCACCTCGAACCCCCTGCCATGGACGGCCAAGTGGATTGCTGGATCTGACGTACAAGTCGCCCCGCAAGAAGTAGAGCTGTCGTCGTATGTCATCGGGGCTGTCAAGCAGGATGTCACAGAAGACACGTTCAAGGGATTCAAACTCTAATGCCACGTAAGACCAAACAACCTGCACCACCGCCGCGTAAGTCAGGTGGCCGCGATATGACCCCAGAAGAGCTGGAAGCCTTCAATAACACTCGTTATGTTCCTTGCTGGGAAGTCTCCCAAGGCCACCTAAAAGCGCTGAAATCTGATGCCACGTAAAAAGAAGCCCTCAGGACTCTCAGAGGCGGCGACATTAGCTCGGATGTCGGACGATGAATTTCTTCATATCTACGGCCGACCCCGCCAAACCTTCAAAATACCAGTTCGGACAGAGAGGCGTGTGATGCCGACAATCATCGCGAATGAGATCATAGGTGTGTCACCGATGACGGCTCCATCTAGCACGATAAGGAACTTCAGGAAATGAACGACTCCCTCAAACCACTCACCATTCTGCAGTTGCAGCAAGCTCTACGCGAAACAGATGCTGAGGCCGACCTGCTCTGGCAGGTATGTGAGCTGTCTATTCCAGTCAGGGATCTAGAAACGCTATATACTACCATCATCGACCTGACGGCCCGCAAGGCTCTGAGAGTAGAGATCATCACAGCCCTAACGGAGAAAATTAGTGAATTGGATTGAGTGTAATTCCTGCGAAGAAGAATTTCGCGTAATCTCGGATCATGGTCCTGAGATCAATTTCTGTCCATTCTGTGGAGCAGATATCGAGATAGAGCTACCCAACGATTCAGACGAGGACGACGAGGACTAAGCATAAATACTCCACAGATCGGAGTACATTATGTGGCTATACAAGGGCGAAGAGTTTTCGGAAGAATCGATACCTGAAAAGGTTGAGGGATTCATTTACCTCATCACATACACCCCGACCGGCCAGAGATACATAGGGCGCAAGTTACTTACGAAAGCCCACCGAAGACAGAAGAATAAGAAGATCATCAAGTCAAGAGTCGATAGTGACTGGCGAGACTATTGGTCTTCATCTCCAGACATTCAGAGAATCATCGAGGAAGAGGGTGGCACGTCCAACTTCATCCGAGAGATTCTAATCTTCGCTAATACGCGGGGACAGCTGAACTACCTGGAAGAGAAGATTCTATATAGTGTCGGTTCTATGGAATCCGACGATTGGTTGAATTCGAACATCAGAGCAAAGATGTTCAAACGTAACATCAAGAACAAACTCGATGTCCTGGAAGTAAATGCTGCAATTGCAGCGCTCATCAACAAATAACGAAGGTTCCTAATGAAGTGACAAAGCTACTAGAGCACAAGCGTCTGATCGTCAGAGCGGAGGTCAAGAATCCTCCAAAAGACCCGCGCAAGATGGAAGCCTGGATGTCCGCAATGGTAGCGGCTCTCGGCATGAAAGAACTAGCCCCATCCCGCGCTATCTACTCCGACATGGTCGGCAACCGTGGACTCACCTGCGATGTCCTTCTCAATACATCCAACGCCTGTGTCCATACATGGGACGAGGTAGACCCAGCGCTCTTCATGCTGGACATCTACACTTGCGGAGCCATGGACGTGCAGGTCATTCTTGACCTGCTTGAGGAATTTGAACCAGTGCATACAGAGTACATGCTCATCGATCAAGAGCATGGCCTGAAAATCCTCGAGAGAGGATTAACCCCCAGAGAGTAACATACATCATGGACAAGAAAACACAGAAGAAGGTTCGCAAGCTGCAAGAACGCATCGACGAGCTAACAATTGAAATGACCAACGCCTTGGGCAAGAAGACCCACTCTTCTGCTGAAATGGACATCGCTGGTCAAATGCGCAAGATCCTAATCCTCAACGCTGAACTCAAAGGACTTTCATAATGGGAAAGAAGAAGCACCGCAAGAGCCTGACTTCCAAGGGCTCTCACTCCACCGTCCGTCGTGCCCTGGTGCGGGATACGAACGCGGACCGGCCTGTCATCGACGGGATCAGCCATAAGCTGACTGCCTGGCGCGCAGGCAAGAACCCCTGGCTGACTATCGCCAACCCCGACAAATCTGCGAC